CACCGGGTTAATTATATCCGGAGACCCTAGTTAACACCAGGGTCCGTAGTCGTACCACTGTGGGGCAAATACTCGATGTTTAATCGAATACCTCACTACCTTACGAAGCGGAATGGCATTATTAAAACTAATGCTTTCCGCATTGCCACAAGATGAGAGACCGGCGAGCAATCGGCCGGTACCCTCATGTGTTACAGTAACGGCACGCGGAAGCCAAGCGGAGTAGTAATATCCCTCCAACTGACCCCGCGCTTTATGCGGTGCGGCTTCGTCGAAATTTGACGAAATCGCCAGATCTCCTGCATCACGGGGCCCCTTGAAAAAAGGCCCTAGAGAGGTGTTAGCTTGTGTCCATACTGCCAGCAATTTAATGTCACAGCCGTAATAACCATTACGACGATGTGCCAGGTTGCGAACAGCATTGATGAAGCCGACTAGATCTGTAACTGTAACCACTTTCTTTTTGAGAAAAAGTGGCTTAACGTCCTCACCCTTGAAATAGTAAGACCCACAAGATTCACGGAAGTAACCGGTAGAAAAACTTTTCCGGCGATTCACAGTGAACCCAAGAGTCTCACAAAAAGATGAGTAAAGTTCGTAAGCTGCACTTGGAATGATGATGTCGTCGCCAAAAACGGCTATGTCGTCAAGTGGAAGACTTAAGCACTCGCATACCGCGAGAGCAGCTGCCACAAAGATAAGACTTTCGAGTTCAAATGTGAACCCACAACCCATCGTGGAAAACTTCTCAAATTTCTGAGGAGCGCTCGAACCAAGTGTGTAATAATGGCTTCTAGCATCGTCTAGAGCACTAAACCAAAAAGGAGGTAATAAAAATTCAACCACCCCTGTAGCTATTGTATCAGAAGCCGATGAAAAATCAACGGTAGCAAGCGAATTGTCACGCGACCCTTTCAGGGCGCCCAACTGATTCCGCCTGTCACTATTGAGATTGAAGCCTGCCGACCTGAGACGCGAACGAATCAGACGACCAATGCCACTTTGAACGAAGGAATTTATCCCTGGCTCTATGGCAATCGTCCTTTCCGTTTTAGCGTTTTTAGGCACAGTGACTATTTGGTTACCTGGTACGAAAGAGCAACCGTCAAGCATACCCGGAATCCATCCCGGATACGCTTTTTCAATCACGCCGCCGTATAGGCAGTACAAGTCTCTTGTTAAGTTCTTTTCAAACTGGAACTTAATGGACGCTGAGGTGTCATCTCCCTTGATAGAGAGAGTCGACCCTGGCCCCCAGCTACACTTGTCAAGCACAAAGTCAATATCAAAACCTTGACTCGCTTCGTTAGTGCTATGAAGTATTTTCTCAATTTTACGCTTGGTAGCATTAAGCAACCAGGCGTCGTGGGGTTTATTGCCCCAGGAAGAGCTTTTAATCATAGCATTCACCTGCCTGCATGACAGTTCGCATTTAGCGAACTGGTCAAGCGCTACAGCCGTCTTATCAATTCCGGTTTGAAAATCCGGATATTTTCTAAGAAAGGATATAGCTGCAAACGCATCACGAAACTGTGCAGCATCATTGAAATCAGAAGGATTCACATCCTTCTCAACGAGCTGCCTCCATTCACCATGTCTGAATAATAACAGACACGACAAAGAGAGAGGACAATCTAACGCGATAAAGTATTGCTCAACATGATCCGTAAAACAGGGATCTGATAGCCTAAAAGTTCTCCACTGCAAGGATCTACAGTGACTAGGAGAACGAGGAATAGTAGTAGCACGTTTAACGTGACTATTACGAGTTTTGTGCTCATGCATAAAAACCTCCATATAGCAGGGTAAAAGGACCGAATCATTTTCTTCGGAACACTTTCGGTAAGAACTTCAAGACGACACTAACAAGTGCTGACAAGAAGTTCCGAACCAGAGGAGTCATTAATAGACCCCTTCACCTGTGTCGATTGCCGCCGTGATGACCGCATTTGTAAGCGCGTTGTACATCAAACTTCTGATGTCCTGACGCTCTGCAAGTACACCACGGATAGGCAAGAACACTTCCAACTTGGCAACAGTAGTATAAGCCACAGTTGGCGCCGGTGTAAAACCCGACGCCGCTGAGGCCAACGTTTCCAGTTTTGGAACTGCCAGAGTTACACGCACTTTCGTAACTTGACTATTCTTGGAGGGACGCACGACTTGAAGGTTCAGAGTCGGATAACCGACCTGGACCCCGCCGCTACGATCTTCAAAAGTAGCCAAACCATTCACCATTTCGAGTGGTTTGAAAACGTGTGTTACTGTATGAGCATCGACGATGCTCAGATCTGCTAATGCTGACATAATATGTCTCCGATCTTAAATGTTACGCGGTAAAGAAATTTCACCGCGTGGATCCTCTATGCAATAGTGCCGGAAAAACCGTCGTTTAGCGTTTTAAACGCTGCACGAATAGAGCGATCGAGTCCATTCCATGGACAAGGGAATACGGGCTTTTGAATTTAGGCAGCAGAACACCTGGGGGCGAAATTAACACCCTTCGGCTTTTAGTTCTGCGGCGGTAGTTCATACGCCACGTCTCCTTTGATACGTCCAAGGGCCCTGAACTTATGGGCAACGACTCAGCCTTAACGTGAAACGACAAATCAGTACTCGTCGTCTCTGTTCCAGCAACCCAAGTATAACCGGCGTTAGCCGAAAAACTTTGGATCAAAGAACAGATAGGCAAAAACCAGTCTATCACGAAAGACCAAGGTGTTAGCTCCCACATGACCTCCAACGGATTTACAAGCCCGTAGTGGTTTAGTGTAGCTAATGTCGGATTATCCAAATGCCATTTATGGACACTGGAATATGTAACAGTACCTTTCACGATCAAATTATTTAGCTGTATCTGGTCAACGTAAGTAGGGGCAAAAGGCCCGTACGTGTTGCCAGTGCTAGTATTCTGATCAATTACTTTAGTAGAGTTACTCCGAACCACAATCTCATCTGCAGGCAACGAGCTGTTATTCAACACAGCCAATTGCTTCAATGCAGAGTCAATGTCAGACACAAGAGGGGCCCACCCAAATTGATACTCTAAGAATGTATTGCTAAAATTCTTTCGAGAACCAACCATGGTTTTAAGCACCTTTGAAAAATCGCCCGTTATCATTCCTGACAGCGAAGCGACTGCATGTATCAACATGGAGATTGTCTGAGCACGTTCACCAACAATATTAGCAACATGCACATCCTGTCCAGTCAGTTTTTGTTGCAGCTTACGCTGCACTTTATACTTAAGCTGATCAAGAGTTGCTGCCAAGTCATCGGCAAATTCCACATCTACCACGTCGCTAGATATGACGACGGAACTATACATATCGTTGTTTGACCCCACAAATTTCGTGTAAAAGTCATCTCCGACTGGAGTTCCGCCGCCCCACCCAACGGTGCGCGAGTAGAGACTGGTATCCGTATCGAACTCAATATAATCGAGATCGTACGGATTTTCCTGTCTAAAGTGGTGCAACGCGAGTTTCCGCTGTTTGACACGCATCATGCCGTGTTTAAGACGGAGTTGGATTCTCTCGTAAAAGCGCTTATAATCCTGGTATTTCTTCATCCTTCTTTCAAAGGACAGTTTGTACCGGGCTAGTCGGCGCTTCATAAGAGTTTCCTTCAGATACCAATCACGATAGTACATCTTCCACTTATAATATCTTGCCTTGTTCCGTCTGGATATCTTTTCTGATACCCCGGGTAAAGGCACAAACTTTCTAAGTTTCTTATGTTTCGGAGGATTGAATATCGGCTCGCGAGGTGTGCGTAACTTCAGTAGTTTGGGGTTCTTCGGGACCCACTGAACCATCTTTGTTAATGACGGTTCATACGCACTATTAACACTGCTTACAAATTTACCGGATTTTAACCCGGTAACGTCCGTGAAGGTCTCCTCATGAAGAAGTACGTCGGTTAGATCAGTTAAACTGACCGATCGATAGTACCTATCCGTGTAGAGCATTGGAGCTGGACTAAATGTAAACATTATAACCTCCTATTGGATACCATAGGAGCGCAGATGAGCTAAGTCGTCTGCTGCGAAGTATCTATTCGCCAAAAGACCTCTCCAAGTGCAG